GGACTGGTTATGTGGCAGGTTTCCCTGATGTATTTGTTTATGAGCCTAGAGGTAAATATTTTGGTTTAGCTATTGAGTTAAAAGCAAAAGGCTTTTCTCCATACAAAAAAAACGGGGATTTAAAAAAGAAATATGCTAAAGGTGGTGATAAACACAATCAAGTTGTTTGGATTAACAAGCTAAATGATAGAGGTTATTTAGCTATGTTTTGTACTGGATTTGACCAAGCAAAAGAAGTGATTGATAATTATTTTAATCTAAAATAAATTTCTATATTTGTAGAAGAGAGCAAGCCACTTGAACGCTGCATCGAAGTCCTACCGCAAACCAATACAAAGGTTTAATTTCAATCGGTGGGCAAGTATAACTAGGTAAATTTAACTTGTTAGACACCAGTTTTTATACCTAGTTTAGTACGAGAGCAAGCTGCGTGAGTGCTGCACCACATACAAGAGCCTACTTGATAAAAGGTAAACTAAAAACAAAATAAGATGAATGAATTAGACCACATTTTCGGAGCTGTATTAAGCGATTTGGAAAAAGCTACTAAGATTAGAAATATCAAAAGTAAGTGGGAGGAACTCTCTCACCTACTGGATAAAGTTGAGGCTATGATAGATACTAAAGAGATAAATGCGACAGAGTTAATTGCTATCGTAAGCGAGTACAAGCGAATTAAATCTGTTGATGAATAACGCATTGTGTATAGCATCGTTTTAATGTACTATACACGTTGTTGTGCATAGTACGGATTATTAACGAAAAAACTAAATAGAGTGGAAATAAACAAAATATACAATGAAAATTGCCTTGATACAATGGCAAGAATGAAAGATAACTTTTTAGATTTAACGGTTACTTCACCACCTTATGATAATTTAAGAACTTACAATGGTTATAGTTTTGATTTTGAAAGTATAGCTAAAGAACTTTACAGGGTTACAAAAAAAGGTGGTGTTGTTGTTTGGGTGGTTGGTGATGCTACGATAAAAGGTAGTGAAAGTTTAACATCTTTTAGACAAGCATTATATTTTAAAGAAATTGGATTTAATGTACACGATACAATGATTTATAGAAAACTAAATCCAAATCCTGTTATGGGTGAAAGGTACAAACAATGTTTTGAGTATATGTTTGTATTTAGTAAAGGTAAACCTAAAACTTTTAATCCAATACAAGTAGATTGCGAAAACACAAAAGGTTTTGTAAAATGTTTTATAGGTGAAAAAAATGGCGTAAAGCAATACGTCAACAAAAAAAGAAACAAAAAGAAAAACATAGATAATATTTTTGAATACAAAACAGTTAGGAATAAAGAAACTAAAAAACATAGTGCTGTATTTCCTGAAGAATTAGCAAACGACCACATAATAAGTTGGAGTAATGAAGATGACTTGGTTTATGACCCGTTTATGGGAAGTGGAACAACTGCAAAGATGGCTTTGTTAAGTAACCGTAATTATATCGGTTCAGAAATTAGTGAAGAATACTGCAAGATTATAGATGAAAGACTAACGTAGTATTATGCACAACAATCGCTAAACGTAATATTGAGTTTAGCCAACCAGATAAGTAGTATAAAATGTACCCGAATGGGTATAAAATAGTACACATCAAGGGTATATGTACCCAAACGGGTATAATATCGCATATCGGAATATGGAATATAGGCGCAAGTAGAAAAATATAGGCGCAACGAAGGTAAATATAAGATTTATCTACACTCGTTAAGATTACGAAGGTAAATTGAGCCGAATAGAAAGTCTAATTGGCTCATAACTAAAATAAGAGTAAGATGGCAGCAAAAATAGTATTAGCATTTATGGTCGTTGTTGGGATATACCTGACAATCAAAGAGAATAATAGAGATTTGTAAAATGGAAAAAAATGATTCGCAAGGGTTGAGCAGATGCTCAGAGCCAGTAGGTAGTAAAGTAGAGCAAAGTGTATGTGATAAAATCCTAGAGAGAGCCGATGTAGGTAAATTAAAATATGGTGTAACAATGGAACGAACTGATTTAAATCGTTTAGATTGGTTAAGACACGCTCAAGAGGAAGCTCTAGATTTGGCAGTATATTTGCAGAAGTTGATAGACATAGAAGTTATCAACAATAAAAAGAAGTAAGTAATTTATTTATATATTAGCAGTAAGTAATTTCATACGGTTGTTTTTGGAGGGGGATAGGCTGAGATGCTTGTTCCTCTTTTTTTATGACCATTAAAAACAAAACTATGAGAGGTATAATAAATCATTCAATTTTAAAGGGTATTAAAAGGGGTAGCAAAATGAAAACGATAAAACGCTATTTATCTATATACTACAATATTAAAATTAGCCACAGAGCATTTGTAACTAGGTATGGAACAATTAAGCGAAAAATTAGCAGCACACTATAATGATCTATATGATATAGCCTTTAAAATTACAAAGGGCAACGATTTAGATGCTCAAGACCTTACGCAAGAGGTTTACATTATAATATTAGAATACGATACCGATAAAATGACCACTATCTACAACAACGGTCATTTAAAATTCTGGGCGGCAAGAGTAATGCTGAACCAATATCTTAGAGGCAACTCAGCATTTAAGAAAAAGCACCATACAATAGGGAAGAGTGAGTTTAAAGATGTCGAGGGTTTTGCTTTCGATTACGATGGCATACCTGATAAGATAGAGTTTGAGAGAAAACTTAATTGTATCAACGAGGCTATGAAAGACCTCCACTTCTACGATAGGACACTATTTAAAGTGTACTACGAAACAAACCACTCAATAAGAAGTTTAGCAGAGGCAACTGGAATATCTACAACTTCAATCTTTCACACAATTAAAAATGTAAGGAACTATATAAAAGATGAAATTAAAGACAAGCAATAGAACTTATAATGAACGAATGTCTATCTGTAAGGCTTGCAAACATTTCAGGAAGTCAGTAAGCCAATGTAAGAAATGCGGTTGCTTTATGAAGATAAAAGGTGCTATTGCTTTCACTCGTTGCCCTATTGATAAATGGGGAAGGGAGAGAGATTTAACAAACGATCAACTATCTATTTTAAAAAGGTTATTAAAACAGATTGGAGGTGATAAGGTCAAGCATGAGCAGAACGTAGGACTTACAAACCTATACAATGAGATTTTCGGAATGAATAAGAAAGTTTCCAGTTGTGGAACTTGTGTAAAGCAGTTAATAAATGATTTAAAAGAAGTATTAAATGCATATGATAATAGAGAGCAGAAAGATTAGTGAGCTAAAGTTCTCAGAATACAATCCTAGAACTATAAGCAAAAAGCAATTTAAAGATTTAAAGGCTAGCTTAAAGAAGTTTGGTTTAATTGATCCTATAATAATAAACTCTTCAAAGGATAGAAACAATGTTATCATTGGAGGACACCAACGCTCACGTGCTTGGCTAGATTTAGGAAACGATACTATTGCTTGCGTTGTTTTAGATTTACCAATCAATGAAGAAATGGAACTTAATTTACGCTTGAATAAAAACGGAGGGAAGTTCGACGATGATTTACTTTTAAACTACTTTGATGAGGAATTATTGTTCGATGTAGGGTTTACTGTTAATGACTTAGATATAAACTTAGACAAATACGAAGATAACGCCTTAGAAGAGGCAATTAAAGACACTTGCGAATGTTGTGGTACTCCAATATAATAAAATGGGTTGGGCTTGATAAGATTGCTCACTTTTCGATAGCTATGAATATAGCGTTCTTTACAAACATTTGGATAGCTATTGCTTTGGCTTTGGTTAAAGAGATATACGATGAAGTTGATTATGGTGGCTTCTGTTGGAAAGATTTACTCGCAGGCATTATAGGTGCTTTACTAACTTTGATATGACAAAAAAAGATAAAATAGTATTGATAGCTTCGGTAATTATTTACCTAATGCTGCATTTAATCATTATGATACTATGAGGAAACACACTAAAATCTATTTAGAGAACTTTGATTTTGATGAGTGCGATTATATACCTTGTGAAGTGTGTGGTTCTCCTGCTGATGACATACACCATATTGAAGCTAGAGGTATGGGTGGAAGTAAAACAAAAGACTACATCGAAAACTTGCAAGCGGTTTGCAGACCTTGTCATATTCGATACGGAGATAAGAAACAATATAAAGAAATGCTAAAGCAGATTCATTTAAAATATATGGAACAGTATGGAACAGAATAGGACAAAAAAATCAAAGGAAAGAATGCTCAAAGCATTAAGCAGTTCATTAGGAATTGTAACATCTGCATTGAAGGTCGCTAATGTAGGTCGGACATCATTTCATAGGTGGCTAAAAGAAGATGATGAGTTTGCAAAGCAGGTAAAAGAGGTTGAGTCAATAGAGCATGATTTTATAAGGTCTAAGTATTACGAATGTATTAAAGACAAAGTGCCTAGCGTAGTTATTCATGCTGCTAAAACTCAACTAGGATTGAGCGAGAAACAACAAATTGATGTAACTACACAAGGCGAGAAGATTAATAAAATTGAAATAGAAATTGTCAAGCCTAAAGATACAGACCAGTAATGTATTTGAACGCAACTATAATGCAAAGACTAAAATTGTAGTAAATCAAGGCGGTACTCGTTCAGGTAAAACCTACTCTTTATGTCAGCTCTTAATTATAAAAGCGTTTGAGAATACTAATAAACGATTTAGCATCGTAAGGAAGTCGCTACCTAGTTTAAAGCTATCGGTAATGAAAGACTTTTTTGAGATACTAAATAACTTGGGCTTGTATGATGAGGCTAATCATAACAAGTCAGACCATACCTATACACTTAACGGCAATACATTCGAGTTCATTTCATTGGATCAACCACAAAAGAAAAGAGGTACTAAACGACATTATCTATTCTGTAACGAGGCGAATGAACTAACGTGGGAGGATTTCTTCCAGTTGATTGTAAGAACAGAGGAGAGAGTATATATTGACTTTAACCCTTCAGATTCTCACCATTGGATATATGACAAAGTACTTACACGAGATGATACGACCTTTATCAAATCAACCTACCTAGACAATCCTTTCTTAGCTGATGAGCTTGTAAGCGAAATTGAAAGGCTTAGAGATACGGATGAGGAATACTGGAAGATATACGGACTAGGGGAGAGAGGATTTAGTAAAGCAATTATATTTCCTAAAGTTACAATCATAGGTAAAGTACCTGAAGATGCAACTTTAATTAGTACTGGTTTAGATTTTGGCTTCACAAACGATCCGAGTGCGTTAATAGAAGTGTACGAGCAGGAAGGCTCATTAATATTTAATGAATTAATATATGAACGAAATCTCACTAACTCTGACCTTGCTAAGCGAATGGGTGCTTTTGGGTTTGATAGACGAAGACCTATTTTTGCAGACAGTAGCGAGCCAAAATCTATCGAAGAAATATATAGACTAGGCTACAACATTAAACCATGCGTAAAAGGGAAGGATAGCATCAACATAGGTATTGACTTGCTGAAGCGATTTAATTTAAAGGTAACGAGCAAATCAACCAACCTGATAGCTGAGT